CAGCCGCTCGGGGGCGTGGACCAGGCTCTCGCCGTGCTGGGCCTCCCAGGCCTCCCTCACCTGCTTGGGGTCCACCAGGACAATCTGCGTGTGCCCCAGGTCATTCCGGTAGCGTGCCTCCTCGTCGGTCTCCTTGACGAGTTCCCAGGCTTTCGCCAGCCTGGCGTTCTTCTCCGCCCTGCCCACGATGGCCTCGATCTGCCGGGCCAGTTGGGCGTTCCTGGCGGCGTTCTCCTCCTCGGTGAAGTCCTTGCCGGGAGGGTTGGCGGCGGTGAAGATGTACCAATCCGCCTTGTCCAGGATTTTCATCAGCTTGTCCACGGGCTCGCCCTGGGAGGTCTGCCTGGCGGACTGCCAGAACGCCTTGGCCACCTGCCGGTTGGGCTCGATGTCGCCGTTCTCGTCGACGGTGAGCGGCGGCATGGCCTGGCTGGCCCCGAACTTGATGATCTTGCCTTTGCGGACGATGATGGCATCCCGGCGGAGGTCCGGGGCCGTGCCCCGGCGCTCCTCTTCGGACAGGCCGTGGCGGTTCGTCACATCCCAGGCCTCCACCTCACCGGCGATGCGGCGGTAGGTGTCGTAAACGGCGTTCTTGTTGAGGTTGGCCACCAGTTGCCCTTCCATCCGGGCCAGTTCGTTGCGCCCCTCCACGACGACCTCGTTGCCGTCCTTGTCGTAGAGGACGGCCCGGTTCTGGTCATTGGCCAGGGCCTGGCGCACCGCCTTCAGGGCGTCCTCGGCGATGATGTAGTTGCCCCACCGGGTGGGTTTCCATTGGGCAGACAGGGCCACGTTCAGGTTCCCGCCGTCGGAGAAGTCCTCTCGGGCCTGGATGGCGTGCTGGACCTCGTGGAGGAGGATGCCCACCTGGTGGGCGTCTCCGGCGGAATCGGGGGCGATGTGGATGGAGTCCGTGGAGGGGTAGTATTCCCCGGTGCCGTCGGGCAGGGAGTGGTCGGGGTAGGCCTTGAAGAGGGCCGGGAAGTCCAGGATGGACCCCAGCTTGTGGTCACCCACGATGATCCCGTTGAGCCTGGCGTCGGCGTCGTTGATCTCGAACCGGGCCTCCCCGTCCATGCCGAAGTACCAGCCGGTCTCCTGTCGGATTTCCTCGTTGGTCTTCCCCTGGCTTCGCATCTCCTCGGCCAGGTCGAGGCCGTCAGGCATGACCTTGGCGTTTTTCCCGGCGTACTGGTAATAGACCTCACCAGGGGCCACCTCGGGGGCGACGCCCTTCTGGACCTTGAGGTTCTGCTTCTCGTACCAGGCTTCGGGGTCCGTGCCGGTCATGACGCCCACCGTGTAGGCCCTGGCGGACCACAGGACGGCGTTGGCCCCGGCCTGCTGTTCGTCCATGCCGGTGGCCACCAGTTGCTCCTTCACCCTGTTGTAGACCTTGGCCGCCTGGGAGCGGTACCTGATCCTGGAGGCCTCCTTGACTTCCGCCGGGGCACTCAGGCTCCTACCGGCCTCGAAGGTGGAGCCGGTGATGGCCGCCACCAGGAAACCGGGGAGGCCCTCCTGGACCAGGGCATCCCTCAGGTCCAGGTCGGCCCAGTTGGTGCGACTGCCGTAGCGCCTGGAGATGAGCCCCTGGCCCACTTCCTGGGCCGCCTCGGGGATGCCCCTGCCCACGGCATCGGCGATGAGGTTCACCGCCCGGTCGGGGAGGACTTTTCCCATGGCCTTCCTGACGATCTCGTTGTCGCCGAAGAAGCCCAGGCGGTTGGTGACGATGCCCAGGGGGAGGTTGGTCCAGAAGGTCTTGGCGGCCGCCATACTGGCGGCACCCTCGTCACCGGTTTCGTTCAGGACCTGCTTGTACACGGGGCCTGCCTCGGAGAAGCCCTCGATGACCTGTTGCGTCGAGGCCCCCAGCCACCGGGCCAGGCCCAGGGCGGCCTTCTCGGACAACCCCAGGGCGTATGCGCCCCCCGCTAGCCCCATGGCCCCCTTGGCGATGGCCATGGCGGGGAGGAGGTAGAACGCCAGGGAACCGGACCCCTGCCAGAAGGCATCCCAAAGGTTCGGGTCAGACCCGTCCGTGAGTTCGGACGTGAGGCTCTGGGAGGCCACTTCCAGGCGGTCGGCGAAGTTCCTGGCGGCATCCCAGCCCGTGAGCCACTCCACGCTCCTGGAAAAACCGCCGGAGGCCGTCATGAAACCGGCCACCAGGCCTCCCATGGCACGGTTCGTGGCCCCCACGGCGGGGTCGTTGACCTTCCGCCAGAAGGCCGAGTGGGTCCGCAGGGTCTCCACGGAGGGGCGCTCGTGCATGGGCCCCACCTGGGTTTGCCGGTCCTCCTCGTCCATGCGGCGGACAATTTCCTCATCCGTCAGGAGGGCGGGATGGACCTTTTTTTCCAGGGCCTTCCGGGCCCTGGGAATCGTGAGTTCGTAGGCCTCGGAGATGGTTTCCAGGGCGTTGTTCCGCTTGGCCTCCTGGAGGAGGGTGCGGGTCTGCTCGGTTACCCCAAGTTCCTGGTTGATCTCCAGTTCGGAGAACCCCTGGGCCCTGGCCCTCTCGACCCGGCCCGTCAGTTCCTGTCCGATCTCCTCGTCGGAGAACCCGAGGTCTCGGGCCTTCTTTATGCGGTTGGCCATGGACGGGTACTGGAGCAAGAGCAGGTCTTCCATGGGTTCACCCTCCTATTCGTTGCCGTACAGGGCGTCTTGGAGTCTCTGTTTCCTTGACTTCTCCACCTTGGCCCCGGCTGTACTGGACTTGTCCGGCCCGGCCTGGACGGTCGGGGCCTTGAGCCCTCCGTCCTCGACGCCGCCCAGTTGGGGCGGGAACCACACGGCCCCGGCCGTCTTTTCCAGGACCTTCGCCTTGGCGCCGAAGGGGTTGAAGAAGAACCTCCCCTTCTTGTCGTCGGTGATGGCCTTGCGGAGGAGGTAGTTGCGGACCTCCCGGATTTGCTCCAGGGGCGTCATGGAGGGGTCGACGGCCTCGTCGAACTGGACCAGCAGGTCGTAGGGGTCGATCTCGACGCTCTCCAGGATGCTCTTCAGTTCGGATCGGGCCAGGTTCTTGGCCTTGGTGTAGTTGGCGTTCCGACGGCCGGTGATCTCGTTGAACTCCTTCATGAGCCGGTTCCTCTGGCGTTCGCCGATAAGCCCGGCCCCGTTGGCGTCCATGATGTCGTAACCGTCCTTCGTGCCTTCCAGGAGCCCCTTGCGGAGGCTCTCGAAGGCCGCCTTGGACTCTGTCGGCGACGTGCCGAAGTTGTACTCCAGGAGGAGGAGTTCCTTCTCGTCGGGGGGTGCGTTGCGGAGACGGGTGCGGAAGGCCCTCTCGGCGTTCCGCTCGGCCCGGTTGGCCAGCATCTCCTGGCGGCTCTCGATGGCCGTTGCCCAGGAGAGGGCCCGGTCGGGGTCCAGCATCCCCTTCTGGGCCAGGCCCAGGAGGTCGCCCTTCGACGGGGGCTTGCCGGACAGGACCTGCATGGCCACCCACTCGGAGACCTTGTTGCGGATTTCCCTCTGCTTGGAGTCCTGGAAATCCAGGAGTTTCTGGAACGTCACCTCGTCCAGGCGGTCGAAAGCCTTGCGATCCGCCTTCCACCCCAGGGGGTCCGCCACGATGCCCTTCACGGCGGCGTCGTACTGCATGTCCGTGTAGGCTTTCTCCCGGATTTTCACGGCGTCCGTCTCGGGGAGCCAGCTTAAGGCGGCGGCGATGATGGCGTCCACGTCCTCCTTCTTCCCGGCCCGGACGGCGGCCGCCACGGCCTCGTCGAACTTCCCACGGCGGACCAGGGCCTGTTTCTTCAGGAAAAGCCCCTGGACCTCCCCTTGCTGGGAGACCGACTTGATCTCGAAATACTGGGAGGCCTTCTGCTTCACGGCCTCGTTGGATATGCCGTCCTCCAGTTCCTTCCTGAAGCCCTCCCAGCCCTTGGTCAGACGGGCGTTCATGCCCTCGTAGTCCGTGTTCATGGACTCCTGTTCCATCTGCTCATCCCACCAGGCGTCGGCCTTGGCCTTGAGCAGGGCGAAGTCCATGGCGTTGACTTCCTCCTGTTGCTTCAGGGCCACCTGCCCCAGAAGATTACCGGCCCTCTGGGCGGCGTTCCCCAGTTCCCCCAGCTTCTCGGCGAACCCGGCCCCGAAGGCGTCGGGGTTGACCCTGGGGGAAACGTCGGGGGAGGGGAGGGAGCCCGGTGTAACCTTGCGTTCGTAAACGGGCACCTTCATGGGTCACCCCTCCTAACCGTAGTTGTGGCTCACTCGGGTGGAACCGTAGACGATGCCGGTGGGCCACTTCTTGGACTTGCTGAGAAGCCCCGAACTGAGGCCCTCGGCCGTCCGGTCGGCCACCATGGCGGCCCCCGTCAGGAGGCTGGAACCGGCCCCCAGGACGCCGCCGAGCATGGCGTACTTCCCCTGGCTCTTGGCCATGGAAGCCTGGCCCTTGAGGTTGGCGGCCTCGGTCTGGAAGCCCCAGGCCTCAAGCTGGGCGTTGTACTTCGTCATGGAGACGTCGGACTCCACGCCGTAGGCCGTATCGGCCAGGAGGTCCAGGGCGGAGCCCGAGTTCACGGCCACCCCGGAAGCCCCCAGGAGGCTCTTCTGGGTTCCCTTGAAACGCTCGCCCCTCTCCCGGAGGAGGCGTGCCTCAAGCTGGGCCTTCTCCAGGGCCTGGGCGGACTGGGCCTCCTTCACCTTGGCCTGGTTCTCGTAGGCTTTCGCCTGGGCGTCTGCGGCTTGCATCCCGGCGACCCCCTGGGCCAGGCTACTGACCACGGACATGAAGGTGCCGAAGGTCTGAAGCTGGGTGCCGAGCCCGAAGGCCTCGCCAGCCGTGGACATGGCGGCCATTATCTGCGGGATACACACGTCACTCACCTCTCTTCCGTGTGACGGGATGGAAAGGGAGGCCTTCGACCCCGTAGGGCCGGGCCTCCCCGATCTCGAACTTGAGCCACCGGAGCCAGGCGAGGGAAAGGGCGTTGTCCTCGTGGACCCAGTTGGTGAGCACCTCGTAGCGCTGGAGAAGCCGCTCGATGACGGGCCTGGAGTGCCTCAGGAAGGGGATGCGGATGTCGTGGAGTTCGTCGCTACCCAGGAGCCAGGGGGAGCCCTTCCCGGAAAGGAGGACCAGAGGCACGACACCGAAAAGGCAGACGCACCTCCCCCCTTTCTCCACGGCCCACTTCTCACGGCTCCTGGAGACGGCCGCCAGGAGCCCCTCGTAGGGAAGCGAGTGGTTGGCCGCCCATATCTCCAGGCGATCCGCCGCCCTCATGCGTGGCGCCAGGTCCTCCACGTGCCAGGCCTCCACGTCGGTGAGGACCACACCGGCGCTTTCGGCGTGAACGATCCTAGCCACCGTAGGCCACCCGCCTGACAATGCCGTCGACGCCGAAGGGGAGCGGGTCGGACTGGCGAATGTAAACCTTGCCCTCGTCATCCCACCCCGACTCCAGGGTGGGCCTCAGCTTGCCGGTGAAGGGCGTCGCATTGCCCTCGTAGTCCAGGTCGTTCAGGTGATCGGCGTCCGGCCCCACCTGGCCCCCCGCCGAGTTGTCCATCATGAGGATGGCCTTGGAGGCGTTCTTGCGCTTGGGGATGGAGACGCCGTCCTTGAGTTCGATGGCGTCCTCCAGGGTGCAGAGGTCGCAGTCGTAGGGAAGGCCGACGTGGACCTTGGTGGCCGCCGTGGGGAGAGTGATCTTCCCGCCTGTGACCGTGAGGTTCCTGACCACCGTTCCGTTGGCCAGGGCCACCACGGTCTTGCCCTCCAGGTGATCCAGGCCGGAGATTTCCGTCACGGCCATGCCCGAGTAGGTCAGGCCGGAGTCCACGAAGAAGGCGTCCTCCAGGTCCGTGAAGTTGCGGGTGTGGAGCCGTTCGACGTACCGCTTGGCGCTCCCGTTGATGGTCCGCCGGACGATGATCCAGACCTGGTCCTCACCGTCTCCCGGCATGGAGCAGATGGACTCCACCACGCCGTCGGTGTGGTGATGGTGCCAGGCCACCACCTGGTGCTCCCGGAGGTAGGTCATCCCCAGGAGGACGCCGTCATCCCGGACGGCCCAGACCACGGAGTATGGGGCCTGTTGGAAGGCCCAGCCCACGATGTAGTGCCCCTCGAAGAGGTGCTCCGAAAGGACGGAGAGGTCGTTCCCGGAGTAGGAGTCGTCCTCCAGGGAGTAGCCCAGGTCGAAGACCTTGGCGTTCATCCCCTCCAGGAAGAGAACCCGGTTGCCCACCACCAGGGGCGGTATTTCGGACGAGCGGGTGTAGTTCTGGGGCTTGGCCACCTTCTCGCTGGGCGTGATGGCCTCGCTGGACGTGCCGGGCCCCACCTTCCATTGCCCACCGGCGGACATGACCACCAGGTCCGTCAGGGGCACGATGCCGGTGATGGCGTTGACCTCACGGCTGGGGATGGGGATGTCCACGGCGTCGTCGTCCTGGAGCGGCAGGGAAACCCCGAAGTCCGGGTAGTTGCCGGACTTGGACATCCAGATGCGCTGAGGGTCCGTGGGGGTGTTGGCGAAGACCAGGCGCTCCTGGTAGAAGGCCGCCACGGAGGGAAACCCGTACTTGTCGCTCCAGGAGCCGAAGGCCCAGACGTCCGTGGACGTGGGAAGGCTCCAGAGGCGGTCCTCCAGGACGCCCTCCACCTCGGTGGAGGAGACGTACTTGGTGATGCGGACCACGGCCCTCTCCCGGAAGTCCGGCACCTCGATGTAGAAGTAGGGGTGATCGGTGGTGACCGTGGGCCGACGGACCCGGATCAGGAACTCCTCGTCGTCCTCGGTGCCCTCGATGAGCCAGTTTGTCGTGATGCGGTATGACAGGGCCTTGAACTGGTGCCAGGTCTTACCGTCGTCGATGGACTTGTCCAGGTAGATCGTGGAGGCATCCCAGTCGCCGCCAGAGGTAGTCCTGAAGTTCCACTTCCCACGGACCCGGTACTCGGGGCTCGTGTAGTCCACGGAGTCCGGTATCTGGACCTGGACGGACGAGCCCGGCGTCAGGTATTCGGCCATAAAGAGGCACCCCTCCATGTCCGACTCGAAGATGGGGTCCGAGGCCTCTATGATGACCGAATCCCCGCTGTTGAAGGGCCCCTCCGTCACCTCCACGCCGCCGCCGGAACTTCCCTTGGGCGTCTGAAGGCAGACCCACGAGACGTAGGCCACGTAGGTGCTGTATGACGACACGTACAGCCCCACCCGGACGGTGGCATAGGACGTGATCTGTTCGGCCACGTTCTCGGGTATCTCGAAGTTGTAGGCCCCCCAGGCCTTCGTGAGGAAGATTGTCTTCTCGTAGATTTGCGTGGTGCCCGAGTAGAGCCTCACCCTCAGCTTGGTGGACGTCTTGTTGCCTTTGGCCCTGACCTTCAGGACGTGGCCGCTCCTGGAGGTCGGCTCCTCCAGGGTGTCCAGGGTTAGCTTGCACTCGGTTCCCAGACCGGAGCACGAGATGTAGTCGGAGTCGCTGTACGGCTCCTCGTCCAGCTTCGAGTAGAGCGGGGTCGTGGTCCAGGAGCCTGAGGCGTAGTCCGATGCCGGGTAGGCCTTCTGGGCGAACCCGTTCATGGAGACCGTGATGTCCTCGTCATCGTTGACGTCCTGGAAGGGGCCGCCGGAGAAGTGGAACTCCTCCAGGAGCCAGTCGATGTGACCGTAGCGGGAAAGCGTCATGATGGGGTAGTCGGGGTGGGTGAGGTACATGACGTCGGCGGACTGGACGTGCCGGATGTCTCCGATGTCGGCCTCCAGGAAGGGCGTGGCCACCTCCAGGTAGTCCTGGGCCTGCCAATGGGCCGTGTCCTGGCTCGGGTCGATGCCCTCGTAGAATTCCAGGGTCATGACATCCCACGTATACGACGTGGCGGGGTTGCCCCGGTAGGCGATCCCTCCCAGGGAGGCCTTCAGCCGCCATTCCTGGGCCGAGACGGAAGGCAGGTTCTCCAGGAGGTTCACCGAGCCGTCGGTGATGCTCAGGATGGGCACCGTCGTGAGGGTCACCCAGGAGCCGCCGGACTTGTACTGGACCTCCACGGCCTCGACCTTGTTGACGTTGGGCGCCCCGTGGTAGATGCGGAACTTGCCCACCGACTTCGACGAGCCCAGGTTCACGCCGATGTAGGTTTCCGTGGTGTAGACGTTCTGCCCCGTGGTGTTGGAGGCCCACCAGGTGGAACTGTTCCCGTCGATAGCCTTGTCGGGGGTGTAGGCCCCCGTGGACCCCGAGGCGAAGGCCGACGAGGGGGTCAGGACCGAGCCGATGCCGGTCACGGGGCCCGAGATGCACTTGTAGACCTGCCCCCGCCACCGGACGTAGTCGCCCAGGGCGTAGGTGGTGGTGGCGCTCCAATCCGAGACGATGGGGTCGTCCGAGCCCACGACCACCTGGCCGTCGGCGGTGTAGAAGCGGATGTACTGGTCGCCCACCTCCATGGCGTAGCACTCCGTGGCGTCCATGGAGAAGACGAAGGGAATGAGCCTGGAACGCTTCGAGGAGGTTTTCGTCTCGCCGTAGAACTCGAACCCCGGCCGGTTGACGGCGCCGCCATGGGGCCGGGTGATGAAGTTCTTGCAGACCTCCAAGCCGATGTCTCGCTTGTCCAGGTCCACCCTGGAGCGAACCGGGGGCGAGAGTTCACCGGCGGCAAAGGAGGGCTGGATCGGGTGGACGGGTCCGATCATTAACGCCTCGCCTCCGCATACCGGCTGGATTTCGGCAGGGTGATGGACCTCTCCCTGGCGGCCATGGTGGTGGCGTTGGCCAGCCGGTTCATGTAAATCTTCTCCAGGGCGCCCTGGAGTTCAGGATCGGTCGAGAGCGGGATGGCCAGTTCGGACGCCAGAAACCAGGCGAAGGTGTCAGAGAAGAGCGTTGGGAAGACCGACTCGTCCGTCACGGCCACGATGTATTCGCAATAGGCAGGGCTGATCCCCGCCAGGATTCGCCTACCCGAGGCGCTGGCGGTAGCCTGGACCTTGAAGTCCTCGGACAGGCCCTCCTTCGTGTTCTCGTTGAAGACCCTCAGGACCCTGAGGGCGGAAGCCGGGTGGACGTAGGCGTAGGCCCACAGGGGATAGGATTCCGGGGCGTCCAGCAGTTCCACCGTCGTGGTGGCGAAGGGCCAGGGGAAGGATGCCAGGAGAACATCCCTGGCCACGGGGTAGGTCGAGAGGATGGCCAGGGTGACGGGGTCCGAACCCGAGAGGTTTGCAAGCTGTTTCCTGTCGCCAAGCCGACTCAGGGCCAGGTTGACGATCTCAAGCTGGGTCATGGCCTAACCTCCTTGGGGGGCAAGCAAAAATGGGGGTGGCCTTTCGACCACCCCCGAGGCTACTTTTTCCCCTTGCCCCTCTGGGGCTTGGGGGGTTCCGGCGCAGGTTCCGGTTCCGGCATGGCAACGGCCTCGCCGGGCCCCGGAAAGTCCGCCACAGGCAGGGGTTGGGGGTTGAAGGGAGAGAACCACTTCGGCACCCGCTCCCCGTCGGTGAACTCCACGATGGAGCCGGTTTCCCAGAACCTGCCCGAGAAGTCGGTGCAGGTCCGGGTGCAGACGTACCTCACGACGGCCAGCCCCTAGTAGGCGACGGGAACGACGTTCGTCTGGATGTCCTTCACCAGGGCGACGTAGAACTTCCCGGCGGTGAGGGCGGCCGTGCCGATGGTGAAGGTTCCCT